CACAGATTTGGACATAATACGATCCACAAACCAATAGCACGGTTGTAAACCATACCATAGTTGTAAACCATAGCACGAGGAATACAATAGCAACGATAGCTGTATCCGAGGAAGCCATTGTATGTAGTTTGTAGTTTGTAGTTTATAAATAAAAACAAATAAAGCTTTTTATTTTCAATTTTTATTATTTATATTGATTTATTATAATTACACAGGATAAGTAAGACTTTTACCACCTCAAATGATAAGAAAGTATGACTTTATTTATTTTATTTAAACACATTTTATAATAAAAATTTTCGTGTTGTTGAAAAAACATTTTTTGGAGGAATAAAATATTCTATACAATTTTTAATATCTTCATTTATTAATGCACCAGTCGAATTATTAAAATTTGCTTCTACAATTTTTATTTCATTTCTATGATCTGCACAATTTAGATCAAATGATAACTTAAATTTATATTCATTTGTTAATTCAATCATTTTGATTGCCCGTCAAAATTAATGTTATATTTCTTTAATTTTAATTTACTATAATGACATTTAAATATAAACTTGTCTTCAATTAATTCTGATATTTTTATCATAGTATCATTTTTAATAAATTTTAAATGATTCTTTGTTAAATCTTTCATATTTGTATATTTAACTGGATTTAATGTTTCCATATCAAATGTCAAGTTTTCACCATTATGATAAAAGTTTATAAATTTGAAAAATGTAGTATCTGTCATCAAGACATTTTTAAATTTACTATTATCTTTAATATGTTCTGGTAAAAACCAACATTTAGCTGTAACTATAACACGATCATTTTCAATGTTATTATCATACAATAAATAACATTTTTCATCATGAGGTAGCATATATTCATGACCATTTACAGTTAAAATATGCGGATCACCAGTTCCAGCTGGAAGAAGTATTATTTCACCTCCTGGACTACCTAACATATTAATTTTAAAATTTAACTGAGCTTTATTAGGAAACGAAAATAATAAAGTATCACCTATAGTTTTCTTATTTGAACTACCATTAATTGTCAAAGTTCTACTAGTATCAGTTCTATTATAAACAACACGATACTTATTTGTACTGAAATTTGTTGAATATTTAGCATCAACTATATATTCTATATCAGGTAATAATAATAATAACAAATCTGACTTAGTTAAATCTAATGTTAGCAAGTTATTATTAGGCGCAATTATATCAAGTGTTTGTGGGTCCCAAGTAGAGTTTTTAAATGTTACATCATTTAAAATTGCACTTACTGTTGCTTTATCTGAAATTGAAAATGGTGTATTTATAATTAATCCTGCATCAACTAGTAAACTATTTAAATTTGATTTGATAGGGTTAGAAGATGAACCAATATTAAGAGCAATATTTAATAGAGTTGAAACTTGTAAATTTGTACTTTTACTAGAAATATCCGTTGCAAGACTATTAATTTTTTGAATTTTATTATTTAAACTTAATGAACTAATATCAGTAAATAATTGATTTTTTAAAGCAGAAATATTATTTATACTTAGATTTGTAATAGCTGTTTTAATTTCATTTGACCTATTATCAACTGGTGTTACAGATAAACTATTTGACATATTACTCCAACTAGTCGAAGTATATGCAGAAATTTTTATATTATATAATGTACCATTAGTAAGATTTTTAATAAATAATGGTGATTTAGTTGTTTGTAATTCTGTAAATGATGTACCATTATTTAAAGTATATCTATATTTTGTAATTGAATTTACTGTAGTATTTACTTGGGTAAAAAATATAGATACACACTGATTACCTATTTCACCGTTTGTAATAATAGGTTCTTCTACAATATTCAATGGAATAAATGCTGGTGTGTTTGATGTATAAGCACTAGTTCCTATTATATTAGTTGTTGATATTCTAAAAATATAAGAAGTACCGTTAGTTAAACCAGTAACAGATATATTATTAACTACAGATGAAATATTTGTCCAATTAGTTCCATTATTAGAAGAATACTGGACAGTATAATTTGAAATGTCCGTATCTCCGTTATATGGTATATTCCATGATAAATCAAGCCTCTTGTTGTTTATTAAACATGTTATTCCAGAAGGTGGATCTGGTATAAATTTAGTTTGTAATGTAATATCACCCGATTGTAATGATTCTATAGAAGGACCTATTTGATTATTTGCAATAACAGTAAATTTGTATGAAGTCCCATTTGTAAGACCTGTTAATGTTATAGTTGTTGCTGAAACATTTGGTATAACAATATTCGGAATACTCTTAATTGTATAACTAGTAATAGCAGAACCACCATTTACTACTGGTGCGTTCCAGGAAATAGTAGCTCGTTTATTTCCCGGAATGCCTGTTATATTTGTTGGTGCATCTGGAACACCTATTGGTATGATATTACTCGATTGTGATGATTTTACAGAAGCACCTATTTCATTATTTGCAATAACAGTAAATTTGTATGAAGTCCCATTCGTAAGACCTGTTACTGTTGTAGTTGTTGATGAAACATCTGGTATAACAATATTCGGAATACTATTAATTGTATAACTGATAATAGGTTTTCCACCAGTTACAACAGGTGCTATCCACGAAATAGTAGCTTGTTTATTTTGTGAAGTTCCAGTAACAGATGTTGGTGCATTTGGAACTGTATAAAATATACCATAATCTGATGGGTTCGAATTAGCTGAACTACCTGTTCTGTTATTTGCTTTAACAGTAAAATTATGTAATATACCATTTGTAAGTCCATAAACTATTACTGTTGTAGTTGAGCCGTTTGATGTATTTGCAGACCTACCAGTGGGACTACTAGTTGCCGTATAACTAGTAATAACAGAACCACCATTTACTACTGGTGCAGTCCATGAAATAGTAGCTTGTCCGTTTCCAAATATTACTGTAACATTTGTTGGTGGATCTGGAACTGTTGAAACATAAATCTCTGCCGATTCATTTGAAATAGGTGAATTTCCAACCGCATTAGTTGCCATAACAGTAAATTTATATAATACACCATTTGTAAGTCCATAAACTCTAAACCAGTCTTGATTTGTTGTATTCCCGTTTTGAAATATTACTGCAGGAATACTAGTTACTGTATATATTATACTAGTAGAACTACCACGATCAATAGGTTCTCTCCAGTTAACCTGAGCATATCCTAATTCAGGACTAGCATAAGGATCTCTTGGTGCAGTTGGTACACTTGTAGTAGCAATTAAGATAGGAGAAGATGTAGTTGTATCAGTTAAATACAAGGCTTGTAAATTATCATTGTAATATCGTGCACCCACTGTAAATATATAAGTTTGTCCAAGTACAAGTTCAGATATTGTTAATCTTAAATTATTTTCATCAGTTGTTTTTGTTATAATTTCCGAGGTAGATACATTTGTAGCTGTAATTAGCCACTCTCTAACAGCACTATTTGAAATACGAGTGGGGAATTCCCATATAACCTGCTTATCCCATGTACCTATTACATATTCTGGTCCTGGTACTTTGACTTGGATACTATTTGGTGTTATTGTTGTATTAAAATTACTATAATAATTTAATGAATATGCTCGTATAGCAAATTTTACTGATTCCTCAGCAGGAGAAGATTTATATACATATGATGTTGGCCATTCTGAAAGAGTTTGTAGGTTGTCAATCATTTCAGAACCATAACCATCAGTTCCGTTCTTAATAATTAAAATTTGATATCTTGTTATCTTCATATTTTCTGGTGTTGCACCTTGTGGAAGATTTTGTGTAGGTGTTATTTCTCGTGTCCATGTAAGTAATACATCAGTATTACCCGATGGAGTTGCAACTAAATTTGTTGGTCCAGGAATACCCAGTGTTATTGTTGGACCATATGTTCCTACTCCATCTAAAGCAGCGGTAACACTAATAGAACGTTCATTATTAGCGTAATATGCATATATAGTGAATGTATATGGAGTATTTGGTAGTAAATTTTCAATAGTTGCCATATAGAAGTCATTTCCTATTACATTTTTTATTATATTTCCAGGATTAGCAGTTATTATATAACCAGCCGGGTTTGTATTTGGACGGTACCATAAAATGGTTGCTTCATACACACCGTTTTGCTCAACTCGTGGGTTATATGGAGGATCTAGTTCTTGCATTATATTAAAGAATAAAATATAATTTAAGTGGTTAAAAAATTAAACTTGTTTATAAAAACTGTAGTTTTAGTAAAACTATTATTTAAGATGTGTTTATTATAAATAATTTCAATCTAAATATTTTTAAATATTTTTAAATATTTTTAAATATTTTTAAATATTTTATCTACATATATTGGATGTAGATAAAGTCATACTTTCTTCTAATATTATATTTTATTATTGTTATAGATGTAGTTAAAAAGTGTATACTTTCGCAAAAAAAAAATAAATAATCAAAACTAAAAAAAGTATTTAATTGTCTATCATATATTAGTTAATATCTTTTATATTTACATATGCTGTAGCAAAGGATAAATGATATTTTACTTTGGAGGTGGAGCAAGTCCTACTTTCTCCTGCGCCTTTGTTTTCCGCATCATGTGTTTAATATTAATACGTTGTTTTAACAATGGTAAAGGATAAAGTATGGACTTTCACCACTTTTAATAAAAATTGAAAAAATTATTTATTTATAATATAACATTAATAATAATGTCTACTTTTATAACAAATGATGTATTATTCTTTACACAAGAAAAACATACTTTATTAGTTGGGTCTATTGATGTTACATCTAAACTTCCTCATTCTATTACTCTAAAATCAGAAATTAATTCAACTAGTCACGTTATTCTTAATAAAAATACATTAGGTAATTTTCGTGATTATATGTTAAAATCTCCTATAACTAATAATGCTATTTATGCATATGATCAAATGGGAAATATTGTATCGCGTTATGAAGCCAAACGAAATAATAATTTAACAGGTACATTAAATATTTCAATTGATCCGATATCTTTACTTGGTAATATATCATTTCCAGATGTAGATAATAATGATAATATTTTTTTTCCACTTACTTCTTATGCTGGGCTATATAGTGTTGTATCAGAAAAATATCGTGATGAACTACTTTATAAAGATATAGAAATATTTAAAACTAATAATAATTTATCAAATGTAACTTTAGTTATTGGTAAAACTTTACATTCTATTATAAAAAATATTCTATCCAATAATTATGACCATTTTCCATTATTATTTAAATCTATTATAATTACAGAAGATTCTCATGTAATTAATTATATTGTTGAAATTCTTTGTGGTAAAGTTGTTTTTGGACATAATCCAAGTTTTCAAGGATTTATAAATTTTGGTTCTAATTATGAAGTAATTCATTCTACTATATGTCCAATAGAATCTATTGAAGAAAATATTAGATGTATATCTTTAATTAATCGTCGCAGTGGTCGTATACAGATTAATGTTAATGGATGTCGTGGTATTGGAAGCTTTATTATTATAATTTGTAAGAAAGATAATTCAGAAGGACTACCTTCTTTTGTTGAAGAAACAACAAATAATACTGTTAATATGACAAGTGATATGATTATAGATAATTCAACATTTCCTGGACTATCAATAAATTATATCAAGAACTATCTAAATACTATTAAATTTCAGAAAGAACTTCAATCTACTAGTAATACTGACAGACTTACATATATTCAAGAAAATACAGTATCTATTGTTCGATATCTTTTTACAAGTCCGCATACAGATGTCGAAGATGTAAAAAATTTAACTTGTATGAGTCGGTCTATTTATAATGATTATATGTATTTAATAAATGAACTTCGTAAAACTTTAGAACAGACTATGATTAATAGTCGTGTATTTAGTCCATCTAATGATCTAAGACTTGTACGTCAAAATGGATTTAAAGATTTTTTCCAATCGCCTTCAATTAAATCAACTCATTATCTTGAAAGAGCACAAAGCGGTATCAATTTGTAAAATACACACCGCTCTAAATACAACAGATTATTAAAAATTTTATTTTTGTTTTCCTTTAAATAAATAGCAATAATGTATAATAAAAAAAATTGAAAAACAAATAATATAATTGTTATATATATATATATATAATATTT